TTTTTAGCGTTGTAAAACTGATATGTGATCGTTTTAAGGGTGAAAAACATATATCCTTCGGACACTTTGCCATTGTGAATGATCTTTTCGGGTGTCGTGTATTTGTAAAGTGCCAAATAAGCCTCTTGGACGATGTCGTCCTTGTATTGGTGTTCACCAAATGATTCAACGATCTTGATCCATTTATTGTGATGCTTCGCAACTAATTTGAGCCATTCGGCGGACTTGTCCATATTACTGTTATTGAAATAAAAAAAACACAACATTGAATCCAATGTTCACGACAATCTTCAAGATCATTGTAAGAATATAAGCATCCAATCATTATTCCAAAAACCGGAGCCATTTGAATTTCAGCCTTTTTGATGTGACCAAAAATCAAAATGATTGCCAATAATATAATCAAGGAATAAATCAAAATAAAACTTCTTTTTGTGTTTTTTGTTCGTGCATCAAATTCATTCCACCAAATTCATAACCGATATTATTTGGAAGCATTTTCAGCCTTATCGGGTCGTCGAGTCCAGTGGGACGACCGCCGGAAGAATATTCCTTCACCTTCAAAACGTGAAGTTCCATGATGTTCCAAGATTCTTTTGATTGAAAATATCGATGTACCGTATTGAATGATGAACAACGGTTTGCCCATTTTACACCCCCTTCAACTTGTGAATATGATAATGGCATCGGATAACCGGCCATCGGATGTGTTACCGGGTGAACCTTTCGACTTGATTCGGTCACACCGTGCATTGATACCATCAAAGTGATTTTGTGTTTTTCAGCAAACAATCGCATTTCACTTGCAATCATATAATCAAGTTCATGCGCTCCGTAAGCCTTCATGTCTTCTTTTGGTTTCGCAAGTGAATTATAAGGGTCTATAAATGCCGCAGCCATTGGCAAGGCTTTATGAACCCCAAGAATTTGTTCAAGAACATCTTTGTAAGTGCATAATTCTTCAACCTTGATAATTTTAAAATGATCATAAGTCCAATCGATTGATTCTTCAATTTCACTTTCTGTCGCGTTGTCAATTGGTTTGCCCATTTTATATTCAATGATTTTTTGTGTAACTGATCCCGCCGTGTTTTCGGAAGACCAAACAACAAATTTCAAATCATATTTGTGTGCAAACAATGTCATAAGGTACAAGCAAAATGTTGTTTTTCCAACCCCTGCATGACCTGCGTAAATATCCAAGGAACCCCCAAGTTTTAAGCGGAAATGTTCATCGATTTCCGGGATTCCCATTCTTAAACCTTGAATGATTTTTCCATTCTTGATATTAAGGATTTCGTCTTTAATTGTGTTTTTATCTATTATCATAAAAAAAAGGGGACATTGTCCCCCTTGATATTAAAACGGCAAATCAACGTTTGCTTCTTTGCGATCTTGGTTTTGAGTTGCGTTTGTTAATCCGACGGTTCGATCAATTTTCCAACCGGTTAATGAAGTAAAATATTTAACTTCGTTTTTTGGACTTGTCCATTCACGTCCACGAATGTTGACTGCGATTTCAACTTTTTCGCCTTGATCATATCCTTGTAATAATGAAATTTTATCATTGATGAAATCAACTTCCAAAGATTGCGGATATTTTTCATCTGTCGAGATTATCACGGATTGTTTTTGCGTCTTCCCAAAAGTCGCTTGTTGAGTGATTTGTTTGATTGTTCCTTTTACTGAATTTGACATAATAATTGTTGAATTTAAATTTAAAATAAATGTTACCGATTTTACTTCCCAGTGATGACATAATTTTCGATTGATTTTGCCAATGCGAATCCGTCACTTGATTTTAACCCGGGATTTCCTTTGATGTAATCAAATGCCGTTTTTGCGCTTGATTGTCTAATAATTTGAATTTGTGTTTCGTTCATCTTACTTGTTTTTTAAGTTGTTCAACTTCGTTTAATTTTTCCAACAACATTCCGATAAGTTCGGATCGTGTCATTGTGTGTACATTTAAATTGTTCATATTTATTTATATTTTATGCTAATATAACAAAAATTTTTAATAAAAAAAAGGGATGCTTAAAAAAACACCCCCTTCAGTATGAACAAAAAAAAACACAATTACGTCATCCGTTTAACTTCCGACGTATAATGATCAATCTTTTCGATTAATTCATCGGATGTAAATTTAACAATTTGTTGTGATTTAATATGCATTTCTTGTGCGAGTTCTTCACCGAGTTTTAAACCGAATTCATATTGTCTTCCTTGATCGTACATGTTGCATTTCAAACATTGGGGACGACAATTATTTTCATCCCATCTCGTAGCATAAGAACGTCTTGATTGGAAGTGTCCATTTTGGATGTTTTTCCAAAAATACTCGCGATCACACGTCCAACATTTTACCATTCCACGATTGTCCGAATATTTAAGTCTTATATATTGGCTGAATATTACGTCAAGTTTTTTAACGATTTTTGATCGTGTCGGCTTCTTTGAATTCTTCGGCATCGTTTTACGATTAAGCAATTAATTTCCGATTAAGTCTATTTATCCAAGTGATTAAGCAATAAATTGCCGTCGGTTTCATTGAAACCTTTTAATTGATTATAAATAAATTTTGAATCGGATTTGACTTTATTTTTTTCGTATTTTTTTGAATCTGTTCCAAGATTCGTGTATTGAATTGCATCCAATTCCAAAAGTTGATTTGTTCTTTCAAGAACACTTAAATTAAAATCTTTTGCGATTTTTTCTGCTAATTTACGAATCGTCATTTCTTCACTCATTTGTTTTTATTTATTATAAAATTAAACATTTGTTTACCACTTACCCACCAAAGGTCGATGAATTTTTTTTAATAATCAATAAGTTTTAAAAATATATTGTTAACATTAACGACCTTGACCGTTATATTTTTTAATATAATTTTTTGATGTTTTAAGTTGTGATTGCTTGGACTTCGAATGAATTCCGGGACGTTTCTTTTTAGGTTTTAAAGAATGTTTATAATTTATACCCTTGGCCATTATTTGTGAAGTTTGTTTCCAAAGACCTTCTCGACCCCCCTTGATCCAAAGTACCCACCCACAATAACTGACAAAAGACCGGTAATTGAAGACAATTCAAGACCATAAAACCACCCTACAACGTAAGAAATTGAAAAAAATGCCAATGTAAGGGGACGAACGTTTTGAGCCAACCACGAAGCGCTTCTTGCGTCTGCAACCCACCTTCTTGTGATGCCGTCAATTTCAGCACGTTCATTTTTTAATTTTTCAAGTGCAACTTGTTTGTCGGCGTCTGACATATCTGATCCACCAATGATTGCTTGAATAACATTTCCAATGGGTGACTGTCCGGCGATCGCACCGACAACGTTTGGGATTTTACTTAATAAGAATTTTCCGACATCGGTGTCCTTGAATTTTTTCTTATCCATATCGTTGATCCCGTGGTGTTAGTATGTCCAAATGACGTTTGCGTCCTTATCTGAATGTATGTCGCCGGAATCGATATGAATGAATGTATTTCCGATCCCAAGACGCGAAAACCCGGCCTGCAAGAATGCGTTAACCATATCGTGTCGATCACGGGAATTGTTGCAATGTACATCCGCCGCGATTCCTTGCAAATGCGTTGAATTTGGTTTCCCACCGACTTCTTGATTTTTGTAAATCGTGCGATATCCCGAATTGATACGCATTGACCTTCCGTAAATTTCACGAGCGTTGTCCAACATTTCAAGGAATCTTGTGTCCATGTTTGTCCCCGATCCGGGGTGATCGTTTGAATCGAATTCAGAAATATTGAAGTATTTCATAAAGAAGAAATGATTTTAATCAATAACATTAAAACAACAAATGAAATGAATATCGTTTTCCCACGATCAAAAATTCCACCGTTCCAATTTGTGACATACCATTCTTTTGTCCATTCAAATGCCTTTCGACCGTAATCTTTTATTTTATCCATTATCTTTTCTTTTTATCGACGTCACGTCTTAAATATTCAATGTCTTTCATAAATGCACGCATTTCACCTTCAAGATCACGGATTTCTTCTTCCGTTTTCCTTTGGTTTGGCCAAGTGTATTTTTGTTCGTTTTCTTTAAGTTTTTTTGTCGCAGTTTCCACGGCATCAACACGGGCGTTTAATGTATAATAAGAACCAACAATTGAAGCAAACATCGCAAGCAACGTCACAATTTGTGGAATTGAAATACTGAAGTCCGGTTTGCCGTCATTATTAATATCGAATTTTGCAGCCATTTATTTGAGTTTTTTGTAAATACTGATTGATGTATATATAATCGCAAGTCCTAAACTGAAACCTTGAAGCAGTTCATTCGCATCGGAAACACTTAATCCAAGGGCAAACAAGTTCGTCATTGCAATTTTTAAATCTTCCATTTTATATGTCTATACTAGTATACAACGAATAAACTTCAGATGCCGACAATACCTTATTAAAAAACCTAATTTGATCAAGAATTGCATAAGCTGGGTCACCACCACTAAACCAATAACGTCCACCGCCAATTTGTATGTTGTCAGTACCTATGTATTGTGCTTGAGTTTGAGTTTTATCAAGGTTTCCGTTTTTATAAATTTTTCTTTCACCTCCAGATGACCTATTATAAGTTAATGTCCAATGTTCCCAAACATTAAAATTCATATTAGCACTTGATATAACATCTGAACAAAATGTTGCAAATCTTAATTTGCCAAGTGAAGAATCCCTACCGATATGAAGATTCGTGTGACAATTTGTTCCCGCACCGTTTGAAGTAATCCAATATTGATTATTTCCAGTATTTGTTGCATAAACCCAAAATGAAATTGAAAAATTTATACTATGTAAGCCAAAATTTGTTCCCAAACTTATATAATCACTTGTACTACCTCGAAAATCTGCTCCTTGACCAATTTTGCCAGTTGCGTATCTTGTTGCACCAGACCAAGTCCCATTGTAATTACCGCCGTCATCATCGGCAGTTCCATCAAATTTATATAATGCCAATCCGCTTGAATCATTAAACGGATCAACGTCAGAACTTGCTGCAGCTGCTTCGTGTCCAAAAAGTCTTTTATTTAATCCCATTTATATAAAATTTGGAAGTTCGTAATCAATAATACTTGCCTTTGTTGTTAAATTATTAATTTCATTTTCTTTTGAAGTACATTCTTCACGAAGTTGCGACCTTTTGTCTGCGATACTTTGTGGAACCAAAATTCCTTCTTGACCACGAATAATGTACCAATCAGTCTTTGCAAGTTGTAAATTGTATAAATGTTTAAGATTTTCAATCTTTTGTTCTTTTAATTCCGCAACCGTTTGGGTGTATGTTTTTGATTCAACCGGATAAGTGAACACTTGATTGTCAGTATCAAAATATATGTCGCCAAGTTGTTCGGATTGTTTTGTTGTTGGTCTTACTACTGAATAAAAACCAATTGTTTCCAAATCCGAATCCGACATATAATTCACACCAATTATGTTTCCCCATATTTTTGGAACTGAATTGTAAGTTTTGATTGATCCGTTTATGTCTATTGCTACCATTTTATTTTTTTTAAATATTATTAATCACCAATAATTGTGTCGCTTGCGTATGTTGAAATTGAATAATTGAAAACCGCATCCGCCGAATCGTCCACGCAAACAACTTGCAAATAATTTGTTGATGCACCATCGTAAGCACCACCGCCAACAAGATTGAATGTTTCAGATGTTGCCGCGTCGGAATCTAATGTCACCGTAAACGCACCGGTCAATCCATAAATATCTAAAACTTGACCTTGTTTGAAGTTTGTGAAATCAAGTTCAATATTTGCCGTGATCGCAGTTGTGAATTCGATCGTTGTTCCCGCAGACCAATCAACGGACAATGCACCCGTTGCGTGTGATGTTTCAATCTTTGTCGAATATCTTGACGAAAGGTTGTCGTGATCAATCACGTCATTTGCGATTGTAACTGCACCCGCTGACATGGTTGCGTCACCACTTATTGACAAAGTTGTCCCGTTTCCAAGAAGCGCATAAACTTCATTCGTGTTGTCATTAATAAAATCAAATGCAGTACGAAGGGGACTTCCCGTTCCGTCGTTCGCAGTTGTTCCAATATTTACTGTTTGTTTAGCCATTTTATTTTTTTTATATTTCTGTTGCGTCTGCTTTTATTGATGTTGTGTCGGCTGAAATTGTGTTTGTGTCAACCGTCAAATATGATCCACCGGCGGTCAATGGGTAAACAATACCCCATCCGTTCGCTTCGTTTGCGTTTCCCCACCAAGTAACCGAATAAATTGATCCAAATGCCATACTATAATAATTATTTTTTGTCCTTTTTGTTATATAACGAAGTCAAAAATGTTTTTAATTTGACGACGTTTTTTTCTTTTGGTTTATATGTCCTTACAATACCCATCCAGTGTAAAATTGTCCCGTGATTGGATTCACGTCATCATTTGAATTTGTGTTGTATTCGGGATATTTCGAAGGGGCTTCAAAACTTAAATGATCAATCAATCTGTCCGCATAAAATTGCATCACCGATCTTTCTTTTTCGACAAGATAATCGATTTCTTCTTTTGATACCGATTCCCCGGTTTCGGATGTGTGTTTAAAAACACCTTTGTTCCCGAATGTATAAGAAGCGAACGGAATATATTGAACCGCTGCGGCATGAATTAAAACGGGTTTTATATATATTTCAACCAATGTCAAATAGTCACCACTCAATGACGATCCTTCAATGTCGGTTTGAATTTTTTCATATAAATCCGTTCCAAGCAATTGTTGAATTGTTATCTCTTGGGCAATAAGCACATATTGAATGAATTTATCGGTGTCGATGTTACCACCTAAACTTGTGAATTTTACCAAGTCTTTCCGTGAAATGAATAGTCCTTTCGCCATTATTTAAAATTTGGGTGATGTCCGTTGTTCGGCATGTCTTTGGGTGCCTTCTTGGCTTCCTTGTGACCCGCCGGTCTTGGACGATATGATTTTGGTATTGTGTCGACTTCTTCAGACGATGACAATGCCTTATCTTCGACATATTCGCCGTCTTTCTTTTTAAGACGATATAATCGTTCTTCGAAAAAATGCCCACATGAAACCCCGCCTTTGTACTTAAAAATGTCATAAGGTTGTCCCTTGTGTCCGTGTGATTTGTTTAATCCTTCACGTGACGCCTTATCGATGTCTTCAAGACGATAAACAACACCGTTTCGCGTTCTTGCCATCATGTCCTTACAAAACTTCCTTGAATTGCCGCTTGTATATTTTTCTTCGTAAGCATATCGAACCTTGTAAACTGATTTGTCAAGATACGATTCATCGCTTGGTTTTGATTTTACGGATTCAAGTTCGACCATTCCGTCGATGACTTTTTTCGTCCAAGTTTCCAAGTCTTCATTTTCTTCTTTGTGTTCACGTTTTCCAATAAGTTCATATTCTTCCATTGTTTCACCAACAAGAAGATCAATCATATTGTCGCCTTCTTCGTCGCTGAAATCCTTGGATAATTTTACCCCGGTTTCTTCTTCACGTGCTTCGTCTGTGATTGCGTTGTCAGTTTCAATGAATTCCAACGGTTGAAGTGTTTTGAAGTATAATTTTAAAGATATGTCGTTGACCGCAAGGATGTCGTCCATTGCTTCACAAATCATATCTTGATATGGTCTTATCGTGACGTTGTTAAATAACAATGAAGCCGTTTTTATTTCGTCGGCATTTGATCCAAGACCATTGTTTTCCGTTCGCATTCCTAAAAGAAGCGGTGACGTTACACGATGCGCAATGATAAGTTTGTTTTGACATTCTCGTGAAAGATATTCATAATGACTTGGCGCGTCATTTAATGCTAAATCGTCAACCGTGGTTTTTGATTCTTGGTTGTTGTTGAATGCAACAATTACCTTTTCACCCTTGGAACCGGTAAGTTTGTTCATTACGTCATTTTTGACACGAATTTGCGCTTCGGTGTCCGGAATTCCGTTGTTGAAATTCACGACCTTTGTACCGGAAAAACCATTTTTCACGTCATTGATAAGATAATCGGAAATTTCACACTCAAGTTCCGCGTATGACGTTTCGTAATCTTGTGGGCAATAATAATCGTAACCAGAAATGTATCTTTTGATGATTTTGATTTCGGGTTCCTTTCCGTTTCCAAAACCAAATGCCGCAATTCTTTTTGGTTTCTCGTTATGTTTTACCTCATTCCATTTCGGGTGATAATAATATGCTTCAATTTGACCGTCTTCGTTCATCTTTTCAGCGCGCAAAGTTTGTCTTGGAAAATGTTCAGCACTTACAACCTTACCATCACGTCTTAAAACTTGAAATGAGCCTTCACCAAGCATTTTAAAATCAAGAATGACCTTACGTATACATGAATGACTAAAGATCGATTTCATCGCCGCATATTGATCCGGTTTGTAAGATGAATCAAGCGCGTCAATTCCTTTTCCGTAAATCATTGAAGAAATACCGTTTATGATTGCGCCGTTTGTCGTTGAATTGACAAATAAATCAATAAGGTATTGATAATAATTATTATCGTCCCCATAAGCAACCCAATCTTTCCTTTTGTCTTCAATGACTTTGGGTTTAACATATGACGACAAATTTATGATGTGTGTATTATCCATTATAAGAATATAAATTCATTTTCTGTTGTGTGCGGTGTGTATTCCGATTCATTGACCGAATATGTTGAAACGGTTTGATTTGTGCAAAATATTTTGTCCTTAAACACAATTTCCGACGATGTAATTGTTAAAAGATAAAATGTATCTTCTTTTAAACTGAATGTGTCGGAATGTTGGTAATAATAAAGATTTTCCGCAAATGTCGTCACGTCTTGATTATACACATTTGAATTTGAAGATTCGTTTGTGATCTTGACATTGTATGTCGTTCCTTGGGTATATTCCCGAGGGATAAAATTTATCGTTTGCGACGATCCGGATTCTTGTAAGATTATCATATTAATATAATAAAAAAACCTTCAATTTGTTATAATAAAAAAGGGCATCCAAATGGACACCCCTTTAAAATCAAATGAAAAAATTCTTATGAATTCGTTCCCGCCGTTACGGTAACCGTTGAAGTTAACCCACCAAATGGATCTGCTTCGGTTGCACCTTCCAAGAAGTTCGCCGGAACTTGTTCTTGTGCGCTCAATGTTAATGTGTAACCACTCAAGTCACCCATTGCACCACCTGTCACGATTGTTCCGCCGTTTACTTCGGCACCGTGTTCAGCACCCATCAAGAACGCGTTCCCGTTGTAATCATGAACCACAACTTGTGGTCTTCCATACGCAAGAAGTTTCAATTCTTTGTGGTCTTCTTTTGACAATTTTGTCAAAGTCAAATTCAATGCTTGTTCAAAGAACGTTGTTCCGTTTTCACGTGATGCCGTGAATGTTTGTTCAAACGATGAATTTCCTTTTAATTCGTATTTGTATGCGGTAACCGCACCAAGGTCGTCAATAACGTCCGTGTCTGTCGTATCATAAGAGATTGATATATCACCGTAATCGATGAAATAAACCGCCTTAATTCCGCCGACAACGTCTTTACATGGAACCTTTCTTCCTAAACTTAAATCGCAAGCCATATTTTTGTTTTTTTATAAAAAAAAAGGCGGGTGAACCGTTTGGATCGCCCACCCCTTTTTCGATTAATTAATTATTCTTAGTTCGCGGAATTTGTGATTCCGTAAGTAGTTATGTCTTCAGCCACTGCATACTGAACGCCTCCGGTCATTTTCATGATCACACGAACGTTGTCGCTTCCGTCTAAGTCGGACATATCCAAAACCTTGACAAGATTCGTGTCATTTAGAATTCCCGTTCCAAAGAAAATATTTGATTTCTCTGCTGCGATTGCAGTGTTGTCAGCGAGGCCATTTGCAATTGCGATTTTCACGCCATCAAACGAAAGTGCCCCACCGTTCCACCATTGTGTTCCTTGTGATCCAACACCGGCGTTTGACGTCGCTGCTACTGAAAAACCGCCAAGGGCACGCACGTATGCACGCGCGATGTTTTGTGAAACATAGATGTTCAAATCTTCACTTCCATATAAACTTGAAGGAATTGAATCCACAATGCTTCCTAATTGCGCGATGACATTTGAAGCCGTCACGGTTGTTCCTGCAATTTCTTGTCCACTTGGAAGAAGTGCGTCCGCTGCGATAAGTGTTGAAATCCCGTCGAAGTCCCCACTTGTTGAAGCGTCACCCGCCCAAATGTTTTGTTCGATTCTTTGCGCTACTTTTCCGGCAACGTGTCCGATTAAGAAGTCAGCAAAATTTGGGGGTAATGAATCATGTGCGCTCATTCCCATGTCAATCGCTTCAAAATCACCGCGAAAATCTGCCTTACACAATTGTAAGTTGACCTTTAATTCCTTTGGTTCAATGATTCTTTCACTTAATGTCAAAGTTGATGTCGCAGTAAAATCACAAGAAGCATCTTTTAAGATTGCATCGGTAGAAACTTTCTTCAAAACTTCTTTGTGTTTGATATTCGGTTTTACTGTGATTAATCCGTTTTCGATTGTTGATCCCGAAAGAAGTGCCGCGGCAATATATTCTTTCCCTCCAGCACCCGCATATGACGTTGTCAAACTTGTTGTTGTACTCATAATTGATTTATTTTAAAATTTATTTGTTGATTTGTGATATTTTATTCATTACACGATCCATTGTGTTTTGTGGACGTGATTGACCATATAAGAAATTGATTTTCTTGTCTTCAGTTTCGGGATTGTGTGTCACCTTTTCAACTGCGGACAATTCTTCTTTAACTTCTTCTTGTACTTCTTCAGAAACTTCTTCCGACATTTCTTCTTTTTGAATCATTGCCTTGATGTCTTCAATCATTGATTTAACTTCGGCAAGTTCTTCTTTTGTCGCGTAACCCATTTCTTCTTTTTCTTCTTCAAGATTTTCTTCAGTCACTTCTTCAGATAAGTCTTCAGCAACTTCAGCTTCAACTTCTTCTTCCGGTGCTTCTTCAGCCGCGCCAACGGATGCAATGATCCCTTCTTCTTCGACGACCAAAATTGACCCGTCCTCGAGATTATAAGTCCCGGTTGGCATTGCAATTCGTTCTTCTTCGGTCACAATGAAAACTTCTTTTCCTTCGACCATTTCTTCCGCTTCGATCACCGTTCCGTTCTCGAGTTTTACTTGGGCAAGTGTTGTTTCCATTCCAAGTAAAGTTTTGATTTGATTTATCATAACATTTGAATTCATATTTATTTAATAATTAAAATTAAGGTTTGTTGTATTTTTAACCGTTTGATCGTGTGATTGTTCTTGTGTTGTCGACTTGCGTAATTGTTCCCGCCGAATCTGTTTCACCTTGATGAACGCTTCCGATTCCTTGTGCAAAATAATCTTCTTGATTGCAACATTTTCTTGAATATGATCCGTCACGGCATAAGCACGCACGTTGATCGTGTGATGGTACGTTGTATTTCATTAGCTTAAATCTGCATTTTGTGTTCGTTGTATAAAATAAATGATGTCCCAAACTTTGGAATCACCACCAACGGAATTAAATTTTAATTGAACGCCGTCACTTATAAATGTGGAATCCGTATAATATTGCATAAATAAATTTTCAACGTGTTCCGTGTCGTTTCCTTTTGGAAATGTAATTGTCCCGGCAACCCTTGAAATTTGTCCCGATCCTTCTAAATTATATTCCAAATAAGTTTGATTTGCATTTGCTGCGGATGCCTTAAATGCGACCGTGAACAAATAAGTGTCGTTTTCATTTATTCCAAGAATCTTTTTTGTCGTTGAATCATAAAAATTAATGCTTGAATGACTTTTGACAATATTACCCGCGTTATTAGGTGAAACAACTTCGATACCGTCCAACAAAGTGAGTTTTGTATCTGAATCATATTGTGTGTCGTCATATCTTACCCATCCAAGTGATTTAACACCACCTTGGGGATAAACAATCACGTTTTGATCATTGTGACCCATGTACAACGCGTCATTCGTGTGAAGCATTGCACCGTCTTCAATATTTACGGAATCAACTTCCGATTGATCGGTATGATGTACGTGAACCTTATATGATGTGTTTTTTGTTGTCGACATTATTCTTCGGGTACGCAATTAGGAACACGACGTCCGTTCTTTGTTTTAAAACCAATCATTTCATATCCTTTTTGACATGGTTCCTTTAATTCTTCAGATAACAAATCCAATTCACGCATTTTTGATGTTGCCCATCGAAGACCGGCTTTGCCACCCCATAATAAATATGAAATTGTTCCACACGCTTCCGTGTCGCCTTCGTCGTAATATTCTTGTGCGCGACTTAAATATGAAAACATTCGAACCAAAGTTTCCTTTGAAATCGGTTTGTTTTGACTTAATTGACGGGCGCGAATTTTCCCGACTTGGGTTGCGCATTTATTTCCGTTCTTTTCATTTAAATCAATCCCACGTTGCGCGTTGTTTGAAACCGCATCCGGATAATCGGAATAAGATTCCATTTCAACCTTTTCTTCGTTTAAAATTGATTTTAATTCAGAAATGATAAATTGTTTTTCTTCTTCTTCAATTGCCGAAAGATCGTCTTTGACTGACTTGTCTTGTGGACGTTCCATTTTGTCGGTGAAGTATGCTTCAATTGAAAATCCTTTTACCTTGCCCGTTTTGACGTAATTTTCCCAAATGTCTTCGTTTAATACTTTCATGGAAACCATCCACGTACCGATCGGAACATTCATATTGTATTGACGTGATTTGTCTTGATCAGATTCAACGATCCAAGATTCCACAACGGTAAGTCCGTTCAACGGAATATCATGTTCAAGTGTCGAACGGGATTGATTGCCACGAATAAAGAACAATTCGGACGCCTTTCTGACCGTTTCACGGCTGAAGTATATATAATACTCATTTTCACCAGAACGTCGAAATATGGGTTTATTTGGTACAAGTGCCGCACCCATCAAAATACGTTTTTCCTTGTCTACTTCGGCAAGGTTAAATTCTTGATTTTTTAATGCAATGAAATCTTCTTCAATTGCGGGGTTTTCGACGACACTTATTGCATCGATTCCAGAAACTTCGTCTTCTTCGTCGATAAAAAGTTCAATGATATCCATATTAATATAATAAATTTTTTAAAATTTTGTTATCCAATTGATGCGCCTTTGACAATCTTTCGATCCATTGCTTGCGCATTGGTGACGTCGTCCGATACTACATAAGCCTTGACCGGTTGTTTTTGTTGATCACCCAAGGCGGTTGCAAGTTGTGTTTCGGGTGATGCACCCACGACATTAAATGCCGGTGCTTGTGGTGCCGAAGCACTTGGAGCCGATCCACCACCTCCACCGGGTATCGGTGTTGATACAATTGATTTAACGGTTTTTAAACCACTTGCAAGAATACCCGCCGCGGATATTCCCTTTTGGATTGAACCGAATGGTTCCGGAAGTGACGAAGGGGTTTTAAGTACTTCCGTGAATCCAAGATATGAATTTATAATTGCTTGAGCGATTGCCGCAGCTTTTCCCGCCTTGGAATTTTCACCCAATAATTCAGAAACGGCACCAAGGGCGTCACTTGCAAGTTGAAGTTTTTGACTTTGAAGTATTTCTTGACGTGCAATTTCTTCGCCTTCGTTTTTCTTTTTTTGATCTTCAATTTGCCCATCAAGTTCTTGTATTTCCAAATCTTTTTCTTGTCGGAAATCAAGAAGTTGTTGTTCCGCATCTTGACGCGCTTGTGTACCGATTCCAAGTCGATCGATTTGTTCTTGAAGTCTTGTTTCTTCAAGTTCTTTTTCTTGTTGTGCGACGGATTTTAATGCTTGAAGTTTAAGGAGCTCGTCTTCAATTTCTTCGGCGTTGAATCTTTTCTTTTCAATGAAACGTAAATTTTCCGCTTCCTTCTTGGAATTAACAAGTTCTATCGCTTCAAGTTCTAATGCTTCAGAATTGACACGTTGTTCAGATTCAAAACCTGCAATGTTTTCCCGTACATCTGCAAGATTCTTTTCAGCTTCAATAAGCGCAACTTTTCGTTCAATTGAATTTGGGAATTCTTTTGCTTCTAATTCCGCAAGTTCTAAATTTTTAAGTGCGTTCGCTTCTTGAAGTTTTGATTGTTCTTCTAATACTTCGCCAAGTTTGTTATTTGCCTTCGTACGGTCTTCAATTGATGCCGTTACGTCGTCGCGAATTTGTCTTTGTCGTTCCGCTGCAAGTTGATATTGAAATTGAAGTTTGTCGTTTTCGGCAATTGCAAGCGTTGCTTCATTTCTTAAATCTTGAATTCTTTTTTGATTTGCCGCCGTTTGTGCAACATCGATTTCTTTTATGTTTTCAATTGCAGCGGTTCCAAATGTTTTTACTTCTTCAATTGCTTCACCGAAACCGGTTCCAATGTTTTTGACGTTATCTGTCAAAGATGTCGTTGCGTTTTTAAGGTTTGCGTCAACTTCTTCAAGTTTTGTGTTTAATTCGGCAAGTTTTGCCGGATCTTTTCCACCAAGAAATGACATTTCCCATGCAGCTTGTGTCAATAATAATCCCTTTTGTATTGCGAAGAATTGTGTTTTGACAATATTTAATGGAATTAATAACGCATTTTTTAAGACTTTTCCAAGTGCATCAAAACCGCCGGTTGCTTGTTGAACTGATTTATAAGCATTCGTCAAACCATTCACAACTTGATTGACAACTGAAGAAACCGTTCCAAATGCAACACCAAGCGCGTCAACAACAATTTGATTTTGTTTTGCAACTTCCATAAATTTATTGAAAATTGCCCTTGCACCCAATACAACCAAAAATCCTTTTGCAGCCGCACTCACACCACCAAATCCTTTCTTGATGCCGGAAATACTTTTTGTTAAATTTTTAAAAGATTTTCTTAATCCTGAAAATCCCTTCTTGCCAGTATCATTTATTTCTTCGGTTGTCTTACGAGTTGCTTCAAGTTCCTTCTTCAGTTCTTGAACTTCTTTGATTGCCTTGTCAGCCTTGGCAATTAATTCAACTTCAATTTGTTTCATGTCTTATTTGTTTAATTGCTTCCTTGAGCGTTTGGGGGAATTTATTTTTTCCAAGGGCAATGTCGATGTTTTCATCTTGCCACCCTTCTTCTTTTGCGATTTGCAGTAGATTTAAAATATTGTCTATCATGGTCTTATCCAAGTTGTTTTGATTCCACCGGCATAAGCGTATTCATCACACCACCCAATGATCATTCGTGTGTAAAATACAGATGTGTCGGTTGTTGTTGTATAAACTTCAGCAACTCCATTTTCAATAAATCCGTTTGAATCAAATGAAATTGAAGTGTTGTTTGTGATTGTTGTTTCGGAATCATAAATTTCGAATGACACATTACTTGGTGTCGTTCCGTCTGCTAGATATGCCTCAATTGTCGAAGCGTTTGTTGCAACCACAAGATCGCCGTATGATTTTGAATACATGATTCCGATCCATGTCGCATTCACGGTTTTGTTTTCAGCGACGTTGAAGACATCAAGATTTGACAAAAGTGCTAAAATTCCAAATTGACCCGAAGCACTTTTTGATCTTGAAGACTTAATTCTTCCGCCGACTTCAAATAAATTTGCGTCACATTTATTAAAAGGAACAACCGGCGCAAGTGATTGCGTTGTCAATATTTGTGTCGCGATATGCGATTGACCACACCAACCCATTGTCATTCTTGCGTAATATGTTCCCGGTTGAATGTTTTTGCGTACCGTTACGTTACCATTTTGAATGAATCCGTTCGAATTAAATGTCACGGAAGAATTGTCTTCAGTTGGATTTGATTCTTCAATAATTTGAATAAAAACGTTTGAAGGTGTCATTCCATTAGCAACATAATTGTCGACCGCGTCGTGTAATTGTCCACCACTCAAAGAATTCAAGTCGTTGTAATTATTAGAATAAACAAGCGAAACAAATGTTGCAACGGTTGTTTTGTTGTTGGTTGTTGAATTTAATCCACTTACATTTGAACCAATTCCAATGAATCCAAGTCCACCGGTGTTTTGTGCTGAAGCTAAACTTCCGCCCGCTTCATAAAATAATGAATCACAATTGTCAGTTGGCCCGGTTGGGGCGGGTGGACAATCATAAACGGCAACAACTTCAGCGGTTGAAATCTTAAACACGAAATATTTGAAAATTGTTCCTTGACCGTTTAAAATTGTGTCATTGTCAGCAAGGGCAAATGAACCAAAATCATTTGGTGATCCGTCGTAAGGTAATGAATTAGAACCGCCAAAATAATTGTCGGACAATGAATATTTAATGTTATCCCCGACGATTGGATATTCACCTTGACCGTTGTGATAAACTGATTGTATATTCACAATGTCGTCACAAAAAACGAATCCATTTTGTGTGATTGTGTCAAGCGTTGGTTGTGTCAAATAACCGTCATTATCACCCGCACCCGCATATTTTACAAATATTTCAATTTGAACAGTTGGATCAACTTGACCGTCAAGATCACAATCGACCCTCATTCCATTCAAAATTGGATTATTGTCAGCCGTTACGCAAATCGTCATGTCAGCCGTAACCAATACACCGCAATTTGTTGTTTCAGTAAATACTTGTGATATTACGTCTGAAAATGGATGTAAGTCGGTTGTGTTTGTTCTTACATAAAATCTTGCGTAATATGTTTGTGGATCAGTTAATCTGGTTTTTGTTGTAACCTTTTCACCGGTTGTCAAAGTAGGATATCCTGTTAGTTTTTTGACCGATACGACTTGAATGTTTGAATTTGCCTTTAATGTATCAATGTCGTCGCTTGCATTCAAATAAGATTCTTGTGTCGCTAATAAGAAACCATATTCGTCAATGTTTGATTCATCGCATATTTTTCCCGCGGTTGCAATTGTTGAATAAAATTTTAATTCTTCACAAAATGATTCCGCCCTTATCGAACTAATTGTCGCCGCAGTAACAACACAAGGAATGTTTGTGGTTGGTTTTACCGGATCATTTGAAGCGATTATGTCAGCAATTACCGGTGATCCTATGATTGTAAATCCGTCCGCCAATATATTTCCAATGTCAGCCGTGAACAATGTCGTGTCCGCAGTAATTAAATCATTCGATAAATCAACATTTATTTCATAAGGGTTAACCTTAAAAGTTTTTTCTTGAAGTATGTTTGACAATTCCAATTCCGATTTGTTGGTTTCGAAATTTGTCGTTATTTTATTGATTCGATATAAATTATTAAAAACAATTATTTTGTCCGCAAGTGATAAACGTTCCGTGATTGACATCGGTAAATAAGCCGAAACAAAAGTCAATCTTTTTTGTTTATCAAATAAATCCTTCACATAATCTTTGTAATATGTTTGGAATAAAGTGTTTTCGTTTGGGACTTCTGTAAATTCATCAAATTCCGTGTGAAAATTTAATGATTGTGATTGAGTGCCGAAGAAATTCGTCAATGTCAATGAATTTGACGGAACAAATGGAGCAACAATATTTTGACGGGTTCCCGAAATTGTAACCGCTGCAATCGTTCCGATCATTGGTGACGCATAAAATAAAATCGGTTCACCAATTGTGGATTCTTGTTTTGAATCAACTGACCACCCCCATTGAATATTTGTTTTTGCAGTACTTTGAACATCTCGAAGGCGTTCAAATTTCATGTGTTCAAATGGGATTTTAATATTATATTCATCGCCGTCAAAATTATCTGAAGCCGCAAATTCTAAAGTTCCCCATTTTTTATTTGCAAGATTTTCATGGTTCTTTGCAAGGAACGTGTCACCGCCTTCATATCCAATATTTACTTGACGATATGGAATGACTGAATCAATAATTGATTCTTCTTTGTCAAGGTGTTTTGTGATGTCCCATGTGTTTACTGATTCTGCATAAAATGAATCCAAAGACTTCACGACGATTGTCCCGTCATCTTTCACAAATGAAGTCAAATTGAACATCTTGAAAATCCCGGTTATAAAATCCAAGGTTTTCATTTTTGGAAGGTTCGAAGATACATTCACAAGTTGATCAGTAAGAACACCGGCGGTTCCGGAAAATGTAATTTGTTTTTCACCCCTTAATCCTAAAAAACCACCACCCGTTTGAATGATTGTGATATCAATTGCAAATGTCGCAGCATTTTCGGCTTCAATGAAAAAAGTATAGTCCCCGTTTGGAATTTCAATTTCGGGAACATTGTTTGAAACTCCATTTGTTGTTGTTCCGGTAAGACCCGAAAACTTTTTAAATTCTTCACCGTTTTGTTTTATAACAAGTGAATATTCATCATTTGATGACGGTGTGACCTTTACACGAATCGATCGTTTTTCTTTTGATTCATCATAAGAATTTGTAAAAAAAGAAGTGTGAACTCCGTTTATGTGATTCGTGTCGCCTCGAACGTTCGTGAATCCTTGAATTGTGTATTGTGCTTCTTGATCTTCAAACAAAGAACCTTCTTTTGCGTGAAGCCACATATATAAGTTATAAAACGGTAAATTCGTTTGATTGAAAAAATCTTCAGAAAATTCAATTTGATATTTCTTTTCAATTGCCTTTATTATGGTATAAACACGAATTGCGGGTTTCAATTGATTGAAATTCACACCACGTGCATTTGTGTCACCGATACCCGGCCAAAGATTATTTGTTCCCGCGGTGTCATCTGACCCGTGATATATTAAACGATCGGTGTGTGTGATTAATGGAATTATAA